TGACGAGTTCAACGAGATGGTCACGCGCTGGCGGGATCAGCATCAGGGGATCAGCAAGGCGCACCGGGTGGCCGTGATCGAGAACGGCGCCAAGTGGGTGGACACCGCGGCCTTCAGCATGAAGGATCTCCAGATGGCGGAGCTGTCCGGCGTGAGCCGTGACATCGTGCTTGTCGTCTTCGGCTTCCCGAAGGCGATGCTGGGCATCGTGGAGGACGTGAACCGGGCGAACGCCGAAGCGGGCGAGTACCTGTTCGCGCGCTGGCTGACGGTGCCGCGGCTGGATAGCTGGAAAGGCATGTTCAACCGCCAGCTCCTGCCGCTTTTTGACAAGAACCTGAACAAGACGCATGAGCTGGACTACGAATCCCCGGTGCCGGAGAACAGCGAACAGGCCATGCTGGAGCTGGAGAAGAAGAGCGCGGCGCTGGTGGGTATGACGGCGGCCGGCTTCGGCGATGCTGAAGTCCTGGAGTTGCTCAACTGGCCTGACCTCGGTTACGTCGCCCCACCTCCTCCGACCATCGTTGCTCCGCCGGGATCGGGCAAGGGTGACCCAGGCGAGGAGAAGAAGGCAGGTCCGGACGATGTCGGACGGCTAAGCATCGATGCGGCCATGCGGTGGGTGGTCACGATCGTTGACGATGAGAATGCGTGCGATCCTTGCCTGAAGCAGAAGGGCAAGCTGTACCGTTCGCGCGCAGCCGCCTACGCCGACTATCCCGGTGGCAAGTCCTACATCAAGTGCGTGGGCGAGAAGTACGGCAATCACTGCCGTTGCAGCGTGGTCAAACGGAAGGGTGGCGCGTAATGGCGGAGATGGAGATCGATATCGATCCCGCCTGCCACTGTTGCAGGAAGTACGCTCGCGGCATCCTGCCATCCGGCGTACTCATCTGCCCACGGTGCGATATGACGGAGACCGGTGGCGTACCCAACGACGAAGACCGAATCAAGGACGTTAGGCGGCCACGCTCATGAATAAGAAGCGGCGCGCACTGCTGGCCGCACTTCAGCCTGCCGTGGATGTGGCGCTCGCGCGTCCAGCCAGCAAGACGGCCGTGCCCGGCTTCCACGTGCGCAACGAGGACGGCGCGCGCGAGTTGATGATCTACGGGAGGATCGGCGGAGGTGGATGGCTCGATGAAGGCATCGGTGCTTCCGATGTTGCTGCCACGCTGCGAGAGCTGGGAGCAGGCCCGATCGATGTACGCATCAACAGCGGCGGCGGAGATGTCTTCGATGGCGTGGCAATCCATTCCCTGCTGGCTCGCCACTCCGGAACCGTCACCGTTCACATCGACGGTCTTGCAGCTTCGGCGGCTTCATTCATCGCCATGGCGGGTGACCGGATCGTGATGGCTCGCAACGCGTTCCTCATGATCCATGACGGCATGACGATGACGTACGGCAACGCGGACTCGCATCGCGCTTCGGCCGATCTGCTGGACAAGGTGAGCGGCAATATCGCGGACATGTACGCCGAGCGGGCGGGCGAAGACGTGGACCACTGGCGCGCGCTCATGACCGTCAACGGGGAGGACGGCACCTGGTACACCGGCCAGGAGGCGCTGGAGGTGGGTCTGGTGGACGAGATCACCGGCGGCGAGGACGAGAAAGAGGCGCGCGCCACGGCATCGCTGCTGGCCGGCTGGAGCGAAGTGCTCGCGAAGGCGGGCAAGATGATCGATCATCTCGTTTTGGAAGATGACAGCGACGATGACGAAGAGCTGGAGCCGGCGCCGGATGAGGACACCGATCCGGCCGATTTGCCTACCGAAGAGACCAGCGCTCCCGTGAACGAGAGCGATGACGAGTTCCGCCGGGAGATGGCATTCGCCATGCTGTCCGCGAATCTAGTGAGGAGCTAGGCATGACCGTTACGTTCGCCATCCCGGACAGCCCGGAAGCGATGCAGGAGTTCCTGACCGACAAGGGTAAGAAGGACGACCGGGCGCAGATCTTCAACAAGGACGCCGATCCGGCGGACACGCTGGCGTTCATGAACAACTACGCCAAGTTGGTCAACAAGTCGGATCCCTCGATCAACGAGCAGCTGACGGCGGAGATCGACCGGCAGTTCGCCAACTTCGTGCGCGAGAACGGCATCAAGAGCGTCAAGCGTGGCGACAAGGCGCTGACGGCCAGCGAGGTGAAGGCCAGTAAGCAGACCGGTGCGTTCTGGAGCAAGAACGCGGCGGGCGCGACGCTCGATGGCAAGTTTGAGTCGATCATGGATCTCATGGAGGTGATCAGCTCCAGCGCGGACCCCCGTGAGCAGAAGGTTGCGGACGCCCGCAAGCTGATCAAGAACGCCATGTCGTCCACCGACCCCTCGCAGGGCGGCTTCCTGATTCCGGAGGAGTTCCGGCGTGAGCTACTCACGGTGGCGCTGGAGAAGGCCATCGTGCGCCCGCGGGCACGGGTCATCCCCATGGCGTCCCTGCGCGCGTCCATCCCGATGATCGATGCCACGTCCAACGTGAGCAGCGTGTACGGCGGCATCATCGGCTACTGGACGGAGGAAGGCGCGGCGCTCACGCAGTCGCAGCCCAACTTCGGCCGGATCACGCTGGAGGCGAAGAAGCTGACGGCGTACACGGAGGTGCCGCGGGAGCTGCGCGACGACTCCGCCATCACCATCGAAGCACTGCTGGGCATGCTGTTCCCGGACGCCATCCGGCGCTTCGAGGACATCGCCTTCCTGCGCGGCACCGGTGTGGGCGAGCCCACCGGCGTGCTCAGCGACAAGAATGCGGCGCTGGTCACGCAGGGCATCGTGGGCGGGCAGGGTGCGGCAACCATCCTGTGGGAGAACCTGATCGGCATGTACTCCCGCATGCTGCCGGACTCGCTCGGCAGTGCCGTGTGGATGGTCCCCCCGGCGGCCTTCCCCGAACTGGCCACCATGGCGCTGTCCGTGGGTACCGGCGGCAGCGCGGTGTGGCTGGGCAACGGCGTGGAGGGACCGCCCGCCACCATCCTGGGACGTCCGGTGATCATCACGGAGATGGCCAACACGCTGGGCGCGGCCAATGACGTCAGCTTCGTGGACTTCAACCAGTACCTCATCGGTGACCGCATGGCGATGCAGGCTGAGTCGTCCGAGCATTTCAAGTTCGGCAACGACGTGATCGCGTACCGGTTCATCCAGCGGGTGGACGGCCGTCCGTGGATGCAGAGCGCCATCACCCCCGCCAACAACGGGCCGACTCTCTCGCCTTACGTCGGCTTGGCTGCAAGGCCCTGATTGATCTTTCTTCGTTCGCCCCGCCGGGATGCGGGGAGCCGGTCGGATTCGCCCCCACGCCAGCTCCCCGCATCCCACCCCATACGCGCATTGCCGGCAGTTGCGCCCCGGCACCCTATGAAGGGAAACAGCAATGAGTTCTATCAACCCGTTCGGCCGGCTGATCAACAGCACGGCCAGCGTGACCACGGCAGCGAAGCGCGTGTCGCTGCGCAACGCCAGCGGCTGCCTGATCTACCTGGTCGGCAGCACCGGCGCCACGGCGATGACCATCACTGAGGCGAACGCCGCCACCGGTGGAACCTCGCAGGCGTGCCCCGGTATCGCCATCGGCACGCAGTACTGGACGCAGGCCACCGGCACCGGGGTGTGGACGCTGACCGCGACCACGGTCGCATCGCAGATCACCACGAGCATTGCCGCGGCGGGCGCAATGCATGCCATCTGGGTGCCGGCCGGCGCTCTGTCGGACGGCTTCAGCTACATCGCCGCGTCCCACGCCACCGGCACAATGATCATGAACCTGATGGATCTCGGCGTGCAGCGCAAGCCGGCCAGTCTCCAGGACGTGATGGTCTGATGGCCAATCAGGGAAGCAAGGGTCTGCGCGCGAGCGTGCTGGGCACTGCGGTCAGCAAGAGCACTGGCACGCTGGCCGCGACCACCATCCCGCTGTTCACCATCACCGGCATTGTGGCTGTCACCTCACTGGTTGGCGTGGTCACCACGGCGGTCACGGTGGCGAACAGCTACAAGCTCCAGAACAACCCCACCGTGGGCGCCACGAAGGATCTGTGCGCGGCGCTGGACATCGGCACCACCGACTCGCCGGTCGGTGAGATCTTCACGGTGACCGGCACGGCGGCCACGGCGCTGATCCTCGGCAGCTCACCGATCACGGCGGAGAAGATCGTTCTGCCTGCGGGTCAGATCGAGAGTGTGAGCGCCGGCACGGACGGCGTGATCCTGTGGTACCTCACGTGGGTGCCACTCACTGACGGCGCAGCCGTCACCGCAGCGTAATACGATCATCAGATAGATCAACATAGGAGGTAGTCATGGCGACCAGTCCGGGCAGGCAAACCGCGGTGGTGGCCGCCGTGGCTACCTCCACCACAAGCGCCACCATCATCGCGGCCAGCGCCGCGGGCGCGGCACGCATCATCGTCAACGATTCACTCGTGGTGCTGTATCTGCGCTTCGGCAGCGCGGCGGCTGTGAGTACGGACTTCAGCGTGTCGCTGGCCGCCGGCGCCAGCTACTACGCGCCGGACAATGCGTACAGCGGCGCTATTCAGGGCATCCTGGCATCGAGCACGGGATTTGCCCGCGTCACTTCCTGGTAAGAGCAGAGAGCGGAGAAGATCATGCCGAAGAGCAATCACGGCGGCGCCACCTACTACGGCAACGAAGGCATCGTGGAGGACGCGAACGGCAGGCTGTCCCAGCTCGATCCGTCCCGCAACGTGGACGGCAGTGTGGTGGACGGCTTCGAATCGGACGAGCGCGACCTGTCGCCGGTGGAGGATGCGCCGGTGGAAAAGGAAGAAGAGCCGGACGAGAAGCCGGTCAAGCGCACATCGCGCAGCGCGCGCTGACGAAGAACTGAGGCTGAGTCATGGCGCTGAACACCGCGGGCATCAACGCGCTGCTGGAAGACGGCAACGAGGCTGTGATCTTCGTGGCCATCGGCAGCGGAGCCACGTCCGGCGACCAGACCAGCGCCGCGCGTGTTCAGCTCACCAGCACGGTGGCCGGTGGTGTGATCACGGCCAGCAGTGTTCCGTACGCGTTCACCGGCACGGCGCTGGCCGGCGCCACGCACGCGCTGTTCTTCAGCGCTTCCACCGGTGGCACCTTCTATGGTTTCGATGCGCTGTCCGGTGATCAGGCGTTCAACGCCGCGGGGGAGTACAGCATCACGGCGTTGACCTTCACCGGCTCCAGTACGTAGGCGGGGCGCATGGCATCGCTGTTCACCAGCCAGACGCCATCCGTCACAGATGCGAGTGACGGCACCCCTGGTATCACGTCGGGCACTACCGTGCAATTCGCCGTGGCCGGGACCGTCACCCACATTCGCTTCTACGCCACGGCCACGGTGAGCGGTACGTACACCGGTGCGCTATGGCGGGTGACTGCCGCCGATACCCCATCCCCCGCGGGAACGTTGCTGGCGAGCAAGGTGATGGGCGCGGCGCCTACCGGCGGCACGTGGAACACCATTGCGCTGGACACGCCGATCGCCGTCACTCCCGGCGTGCTGTACCGGACGGGTGTGCACAACAGTGCCGGTAGGTACGTGGCAACCAACAACCTTTTTGCTTCCTCGCTGACCAACGGGGACATCACGGCGGACGCCAACGGCAGTGATCCGGTGGCACTGGGCACGTTGCGTCAGGGTGTGTTCGCCATCGATGCGGCGTTGACGTATCCGTCCACGGCGGGATCCAGTGCCAGCTACTTCGCCGATGTGGTCTTCGAGCCGGACGGAACTCCGCCTGCGGAAGGTTCGGCGGCGCTGGGTGTCGGGCTGGCCGTTGCGGCCACGGGAGCGCGGGCCAGTCGTGGCGCGGCAGCACTCGGTTTCAACTTCGCCATCGCGGTTACCGGCGTGGCCGGCATCGTGGTACCGGTGGCGTCGGAGACGCCGAACGGCTGGTTCGGGCTGTTGGCCATCAGCCAGGAAGCGCGGGAAATGTGGCGCGAAGAGCAGCGCACCGAAGCGGCGCCGGTGGCGTGCTGGAACGATGGCGAACCGTTGCTCGATGGGCACTGCCGGTTCTGCGGGAGGATGTACCCCACATGAAATTTCTGACGGACGCATCCATAGATGTACGGCTGAGCGCGGTGGCCCGCACTGCGGTGGGCTGGCCGACCGACACTGACATCCCGCTGTGGGCTGCGAGCATCGAGGACGGCTGGCTGTTGGCCGACTTCAAAGAGGCGAACGGTGATATCCGCCGGTACGCCATCCCACCCGAGCACGTGGTCTACGTGCGGCAGACGCAGACTCCGAGCACGGCGCAGGCACCGAAGGTTGCTACGTAGCGCGTACACTGCCGATCAACGCGGCGGGGTGTTCCACGGGGAGTGCAGCGCTCCGCCGCTGACAACTTCATAAGCACGGCCACCGGCGCCCACGGGCGCTATCACCCAGAATGCAGAGGAAGCGATGGCCGAGGTCGGATACACCACGGTTGAGGCTGTCATGGCTTCCCCGGACATCAAGGCGAGCGCCTACGCGGGCGCCCGGTTCGCTGAGTACATCGCGGCCGGCGCCGCATCCATCGACAAGCTTGTACACCTGGGAGCGCGGGACCGCGGCATTCCCGGTTTCGCTCCGTGGGTGGGCACGTTGTCCTTCGACTGGCCGAATGATCAGGACGCACGCTCTGGGCAATTCTGGCTGAATCAGCACACGCTCATCTCGTTGACCAGCATGACCAGCGGCGGAACCACCATCGATGCGGCCAGCGTGTTCCTGGAGCCGGTGGCGTCTGGCCCGCCGTACACCAACATTCGCCTTGACCGCTCCTCCTCCAGCAGCTTCGGTTCGGGTAGCGGTGTCGGCCAGCGCTCGCTGGCGCTCACCGGCGTATGGGGTCACAGCAACAATGAGCGCTCATCGAGCGTGGTGAGCGGCGCGCTCAACAGCAGTGTGGAGCTGGTGAGCACGGCGGCGGATGTGGGCGTGGGCAGCATCATCCGGGTGGACAGCGAGCGGATGATCGTGACCGGTAAGAACTGGGCTGCCACCGGCGATGCGGGCACGCTGGCCGCGAACAACGCAGCTCAGTCCTTGGCCGTGACCAGCGGGGCACTGTACCGGGCTGGCGAAGAGTTGCTCATCGATGCTGAGCGGCTGCTCATCCGGGACGTCGCCGGTAACACGCTCATCGTGCAGCGCGCATGGAGCGGGAGCACGCTGGCCGCTCACTCGGCGGCGGCTGTCTACTTCGCTCACACGCTAGTGGTGGAGCGCGGCGCACTGGGCACCAGCGCGGCCAGCCACAACGATCAGGCCGTGGTGTACGTGTGGGTGGCTCCATCGCTCATCGGCACGTTGAACCGGGCGTACGCGCTGGACACATTCTTCCAGGAGAACAGTGGTTACGCGCGCACCATCGGATCGCAGGAGAGTGAGCGGGAGTTCAACGCCCGTGGTATCAGATCACTGGAAGAGCGCGTGTACGGCGCGTACGGCCGGCGGCCGAGGACGCGTGCGGTATGAGTCTCGGCATAGGGGTGACCACGCATGGGCCGTTGTTCGATGGTCGCGCCGATGCGGCGGCGGTGGAGATGTGCAAGGACGCCGAACGGGCGATCGCCATCCGCGGTAGTGCTCTGGTGCGAGCGAAGCAGAATGCCACATTCAAGGTGCAGACCCCGTACTACCGCACGCACACGCAGGCGCGTAAGACGGGTGACGGCTGGCGAATCGCGGGTCCGGCGGTGGCGTACTCACACTGGCTTGAGGGCACTGGATCGAGGAACGCGACTACACGATTCAAGGGCTATTTCATCTTCCGCACCATGACCGGCGTGATTCAGCGGATGAGCGCGGCCACCATCGCGCCGATCATCGCCCGCTACGTCAACGGCAGGATGAACTGATGGCGCTCGATGCGGACGGGATCATCGCCGAACTGGTCACGGCGGCCAGCAGTGTCGGCGTGTTCGATGCGGTGGTTGCTCACGAACCGAAGAGCGCGCCCGCTCCCACGGGGGTGACGTGCGCCGTGTTCGTCAACGAGGCAGGCCCCGTGCAGTCGAGCGGGCTGAGCGCGCTGAGCATGCGTCTCGAATTCACCATGCGGCTGTATACGGCGATGATCCAGGAACCGGCGGACGGCATCGATCCACTGCTGTTGCGCGCCGCCGATGTGCTGACGGCGTATCTGTGCCTGCACTTCACGCTGAGCGGCAAGGCACGGTATACGGACTTCCTCAATGCCGACGGCCAGGGTCTGCGGTGGGTGGCCGGCTACGTCACGCAGGACGCCAAGCCGTTCCGCATCATCGACATCATGACGCCTGTCGTCATCAACGACCTTTACCCCCTGACGGAGTAGGAGATAGATATGGCAAAACAGGGCGGAATGGGAGACAGGCTCTTCGTTGATCAATTCAACGTCAGCGGGGACATCGGCTCATTGGGGCGCATCGGTGGCGGGCGCAACCCCAGTGAGGTAACCGGCATCGACAAGAGCGCGCCGGAGCGCATTCTCCTACTGGGTGATGGCGCGCTGGACTACGCGGCGTGGTTCAACCCCGATGCGGTTGGCCCGCCCATCGGTGCGCACAGTGTGCTGAAGACGCTGCCCACCATCGACCGGATCGGCACCTACTGCCGCGGTGCGGCCATCGGTTCGCCCGCGGCCACGTGCGTGTGCAAGCAGGTCAACTACGATGCCACCCGCGCGCAGGACGGCAGCCTCTCCTTCGCGGTGAACATGCAGAGCAACGGATGGGGCATCGAGTGGGGTGAGTTGCTGACCGCGGGCGTGCGTACGGACACCGTGGCCACCTCGCCGGCCACCGGCATGGACTATGGTGCCGTCTCCACGCTTTTCGGCTGGACGGCGTATCTCCACGTCTTCAGTGTCACCGGCACCAGCGTCACGGTGACCGTGCAGGACAGCGCGGACAACAGCGCATTCGCCTCCCTGGCCGGCGGCAGTGCGTTCGGCGCTGTTGCCCCCGGCGGTATCGGCGCGTTCCGGCTGACCTCCTCCAGCGCCACGGCCACGGTGCGCCGCTACGTGCGGGCCATCACCACGGGCACCTTCAGCAACGCGCAGTTCGCCGTGAACTTCGTGCGCTACTACGCGGCCAGAGGCGCATGATGGCGCAGCCCTTCCGCATCGAGCCTGCCATGCCGGTGAGCGCCTACAAGACGTACGCCATCAGCGCGCCGGTTCAGACGCACACGCGCCCGGCCACGTGTGCGGAGAGCGACTGTGTCGCTTGGCGCAATGGCTGGGTGACCACGGTTGATGTGAGCACAGAGCTGGGTGCGCGGCAGGCGAAATACATCACGAGCGCTTCTGGTCGGAAATACACGATGACGGAAGAGAGCGGCTTCGCTCGCTTTGAGTTTCTGGCGGGGCAGAAGTGCTTCTGGGAGCACCGGGTGCCGCTCGACCGGGAACCGCTGCTCATCGTGCGCGATGGCGACTGGCGCGGCAATCCGACCGGCAGACGGCGACTGCACGCCAAGCCTGCCGATTGGGTGGAGGATTTTCAGGAACACCAGGGCAATTTGGATAATCAGCTAAGAAGGGGTTAAATCATGGCAAAAGAAGGTGGATTCCCATTCGCGGTGTCAGTCGATGACGGCGCCGCTGCACTACAGGTGATCAGCAGCGACGTCACCAACTTCGCGTTCGCCACACCGCGCGGCGTGCAGGACGTGACCGGCGTGGACAAGAGCGCCATCGAGCGGTTGCTGTTGCTGGCCGACTTCAGCGTCACGCTGAACGGTGTCTTCAACGATGCCGCCAACATGTCCCACGCCGTGCTCAAGACGGTGAGCAGCACCAGCACGGTACGCACGGTGACACTGGCCGTGTCCGGCCAGACGCTGACCAACGAGTGCGTGTTCTCGGACTACAGCCTCACGCGTGCGCAGGACGGCTCACTCGTGTGGACGGCGCCCGGCGTGCTCGCAAATGGCGCCGTTCCCACCTGGTCCTGATCTACCAATCCGGCAACAACTGGCAGCAATCTGGTAGCAATCGAGAAGCA